TACGTTCTCCATCAGTGTTCTTTTCAACACAATAAACTCAACGTCAATCTTTGTTAGAGGAACACCGAACTGTTGTGCAAAAAACGCCTTATACAAAAGCAACTGATAAATCTTGAACACATCATTCTGTTGATACGTATTCCACATACGAGTTGAAGTTTTCAAATCGATAATTTTGAATTTGCCTGTATTAGCATCTTGTAACACAATGTCAAGATACCCAACAAATTTTAGATTGTTCAACACTGGCATATCAATAACAGTTTCAATACCAAACAATTTATACTTCTTAGGTGGGAAATATTTACGTCTCGAATCTAAACCTGTAGCAGCATCCAAGATTTGATATCCGTGTTGTCTGAATTTCTCTTTCTCAGAATCTTCAATCACAACGGGTGCACTCACAGTTTCATAGGTCTTCTGTCCTCCATCATCTAAAATGTAATCACCTTTTTCATCCTTACAAGAACGTCTCGATTCGTTTTTGAGTTCCTTCTCAAATACATCATCGAAAATTTTCTTAACGTCTACCGAATCAGCAGCACGACTACCTTTTGTTTCGTTAGCATCCGACCCATCAACTTTGTAATATAACTCTGATAAGAAGGTTTGGATAGCTTCATGAACAGCGGTTCCAAAAGCACAATGAACATTTTGTTCGAATGTTCTCATATTGTCGATATACCCATATTTCCATGCTTGAGGACATTTTAAATAGGTTTGAAACTGCGAATAGGAAATCTTTTTTTGTTTCCCACCCACTCTCTTTTTTTCTGCTACTGATTCAGACATAGGGACAATAATTATGAAAAAAATAAGAAAGTCAACATATAATAATTTGTTTTAAGTATTTATAGTTGTGGAAATTACGTTAAAACAGTTATTGTTGGAAATTGATAATAAATGGGAGATTCCGTCGTTGAATGATGAGGAAGCTGCTATACGCTCTGCGGCCGAAGAGTTCGATTTATCTTTGAAAACCATTGTTGATAGGTTTCCGTCAGGCCAACTTCGATTGATGCCTCAAAAAGTATGGGAACGGCTTAAAAATACTGATTCCACAAAAACTGAGTCTTTCTATGATATGGTTCAAACTATTCAGAAACACCAAAAGAAAGATCCAACCTACGAAAAGGATTGGAAAAACATCAAAGACGGTTTCAAAGACGATGTTAAAAAGATGAAAGCACCTATCGTAGTAAGACACAAAAATGAATACATTCTATTAGCAGGTAACGCCAGATTGATGGTCGCTAAAGCTATGAACGTTCCTCCGTTTGTGTATCTGTTTTCGATTTAATAAGTTCAGCAGCATCGTAGGCTTCTCTTTGTGCTTTGATTTCGTTAATGAAATCCGCTAGGTCTTCAGCTTTGGTATAATGTATAATCATCTGGTCACCATATGGTTTTCCTGTTTTGATAATACGCCAAATGAATCTACATCTATTTCTAAATGTAAGCTTATCTGGAAAGTCTGTATAAATACAGACGCTGAAGGTTTTAGTTTCTTCGTCATACTCCACATTGAGTACTTCAGAAAAACAATCACATTTTACATATATTTCTTTGTTTTTCATGTCTAAGGAAGTAGTGAGAGGTCTGAAACCAAAGACCTAAAATGTGCATCTTCCGCGTCACCAAAATAGTAAGCAGCAGTGATTTCACTTCGAAAACACACAAAACCGCCGGTATCAGTTTCCTCCGGAGGTAAAGTGTGAACATCTGAATCGATTAGCGTAACAATCTCTTTATCTACATAATAAGGATATGTAGGGTCAGTGGAAATTCCAAAAATAATACCGGGTGTATACTTCGACTCACCTATATATTGTATCTGATCTATCGACGCAGCCAATGTAATAGTTGTGCCAAAACCTTGGGGGCTTTGGTTCTCCCATTCCATTACAGAAGGGTTTTCAGCAGAGGGATTTTCATACACGAATGCATTACAAGCGTGGCCGACGTGAGCCGCGGCTTTCCCTGGAGTAAGTGACGGCAAATCTGTGCGAGTCAGAATGTATAATCTGTAATCTGGTTGGGGTTGGGTTAGTTTTTTCATAATTTAAAATCCTTCTATTGTAAAAAGTTCACTGATACTTTCATTGTTATGGTTTCGTTCAATAGCACGAGCGAAAGTTGGAGCCACACTCAACTGTGTAAGAAATGGAAACGTGTCTTGAGTTATGATATCATTGATTGTTGTATCTGTAAAGATAAATTCATCTATCACGTCTTGAGTTTTAAGTCGTTGATAAGCAACTGAAGAAAATACGCCATGTGTAATAGCACACCTCACTTTAGAAGCACCAGCACACACACAAGCAGTGGCGGCGGAAATTAATGTTCCTGCGCTCTCTGTCATGTCATCTACGATTAACACATTCTTTCCGGCCACGTCACCACTCACAGAACTCGTTTCGACCGTGGTGTCGTCGATTCGTTTTTTAGCAACAAACACAAACTCAGACCCCAACGTCTCAGCAAAAGCGTGAGCTCGTTTTACACCGCCTACATCAGGAGATACTACCACATCAACATCACCGTTCACATAATCGACGATGGTAGGAGTAGCATACAAATGGTCAACGGGAATACTAAAGAATCCCTGAGCCTGAGCGCAGTGAAAATCCATACCAATCACTCGACCAATCCCAGCACCTTGTAACATATCAGCAACCATTCGACCGGAGATAGGTGTTCGACTTTTTGTTTTTCGATCTTGTCGAATATAACCCATATATGGAATGACGACAGTAATACGACAAGCACTTGCTCTTCGAGCGGCATCAATCATAACCATCAACTCCATCAAGTTATCATTCACAGGAGAATTCATACTTTGAACAATATAAACGTCAGCACCACGAATGTTTTCTTTGTATTGACAATACCGTTCACCAGACGGAAACGAATGTAAATATACGTCACTCTGATCCATTTTTAGTTGACGACAAATTTCATTTACAAGTTTCGGATTGCTCGAACCTGAGAAGATTTTTAGTTGTGATTCAGACATAAATTTAAGAAATGTGATCCTATGCGTTTTATTTATTTGTTGATATAACAATGACTATACACTTTATGTTATATATGTCAAGGGTCATTTAAAAAAAAATCAAAATATATCAAGTTAAAATACTCAGATACTACTATTTATATTTAAACGCAAACGGATTAGGGATTAAATGGAATGAATTATAAAAAAATATACTACAATATCATAGACAATTCAAAGTCATTGAACCGGAACAAACTCACAGGTGAATATTACGAAAATCATCATATAATACCGAGGTGTTTGGGAGGTGACAACTCAGAATCAAACTTGGTATTACTCACAGCAAGAGAACATTTTATATGCCATGTGTTACTAACTCGGATGTTTCCGTCTGAGGGGAATTTGTTATGCGCCGTGAATTATATGATGAACGACAACGGATACGGCCGCAGTGAAAATTTATCCAAGAGCAGATTGTATGAACTGTATCGTGTGAAGTATTCCGAATATCTTAAACAAACGCGGATGGTTATTGGCGAAGATGGTGATTGTTTTAGGATTGATAAAGACGACCCACGTATCCAATCAGGGGAAGTAAAACATTTGATGACAGTGAAACGAACTGCCGGGTTAAAATATATTACCAAGAACGGGAAAGACCGTAGAGTGACGGCGGAAGAACTTGACATATACATATCCGAAGGGTGGGAACGAGGAACCTCAATTTCGTCGGAATTTTATTCCAGTATGACGAAAGGTATGAAGCGAATAAATAACGGTGTGGTTGAAACGAACGTGAGGGTTGATGATATTCCTCAGTATATAGAGAGTGGTTGGGTATTAGGTAGTCTGTCCAGTTCAACTAAGGATACGGTGTGGATAAATAAAAATTGTAGTAATAAAATGGTATCAAAGTCGGAACTCAATTCGTTTTTAAACGATAAGTGGGTGATTGGTATGTATCGTAAGGATAAATCAAATTCCAAAATAGCAATACACAACGGAACACGGGAAAAACGAATCCCCCCAACAGAACTATCAAAATTTCTAAACAATGGATGGCAACGTGGGAGGTTGTGCAAAACTAACAAAGGTCGAAAATGGATGTGGTTAGATGGACGTAAAAAAGCCGTCGTTCCGAAAGACATTACATCTTATCAAAACGACGGCTGGAAGTTCTATAATGAGTTATAAAGCACAACGTTCACGAATCTGAGCGAACGTTGGCTTGATTAGAATCTCACCACATTCAAAGTGGACCTTTAAGAAGTTTTCACGATCACCGAGTTCGTCTTCACGAACTGTGATGAAGTTTCCGGCGTCATCCTTCGTGAGAGCTTGTCGTCCAGCCTTACTCTTCTTAGAAGTATCAAGAGGATTCTTTTGAACGTCTCCCCACACACCATCAACCATTTGAGCACAACATTTGAAGGCGAACCGCATCGTATCACGATTTACTTTCTGGAGCAATCCACCTCCCATTCCGAAGACTTGAGTTGTGGTAGCGTAACCAGCATTCGTCAACGCCTCAAGAATCTTTTCGATTCCGTCAATGTCGATTCCGTCACCCCAGATTACTCCGACAGCAGGGTGCAATTCCTTATAACCCTTACTGTTGACAGTAACACCATAGTCACGTTCAAGTTGTTCGTAAGTCCATACAACCAATTCCTCTGGAGTTTGGTGTTCTGGAGTACAACTGTCAGGACGAATGACGTACTTATTAGGAATGCCGACCGTCTTAGCCTCTTTATACTGGTCAAGAATAAATTCCTTCAAGTCTTGACCAACATATTGAGCAACGTGACGGTAGTAATCGTAACTATCGGCAACGAAACTCTTCATTCCGATACCAACACGTTCCATGCATCGGCGGATAACTTTGAGTTCACCGTCTTCACCCTCACTTGTCATAAGACTGTGTTCCGTAGCGAAGATGCTGTAACCAAGACCTTCGTAAGAATCACCGAACAAACGATTGATGTGTGTCATAGCAACCTTCGTGTCAGTTCCAAGGAAGTTGATAAGGTGAGCACTTCCACCTGTAGCAGCAGCTTGTTGGTTAGTTGTGCCACGAGCACCGAAGTCGTGAAGCATGAATGGCAACAGACTGGCATCGTCAGATGTTAGGTCGAGATACCTCTTAAGAATCTTCTTAACCTCGCGACTCTTTGTGGCAACCGTCATTGGATACCATACTCGTAGGAAGAAAGTTTCAAGGTGACCTGGAAGTGCAGCAGTTAACTTGCCTCCAAGGTTCTCAATCTGAAGCATTACGTTGTCAACTGGAACAACAGTTCCCTCGTCGACCGATGAAATTCGAACGGGTAGTTTTCCGTCAAATTCATTGACGATATACTCCCACATTTCTCGGTTAAAAAGCTTCTCATTTCCAAAAAAGTGAAACTTACAGCGGATCGCCTCTTCTTCAATCATATCTTGTGTGATACGAACGTTAGCGAGTCCCTCAAGCATTTCACTTACACCGTAAACTACGGTTTCGGGAAATTGAGCACCCACACGGGCCTCAAGGTAATCAGTTACGGCCTCTTTATTGAGTCCGATGTGGTGTGTACATTTATAGGAATCGGTATCATCGATGATATCGAATGGGTTAATTATTGTTTGTGTATCTTTATTCATTTTGTGTTTCCTTATCTATATCAGGAGTATGTTTATAACAGTGATAGGTTTATCCCCAAAGTCAAGGGTATTTTCAAGTTTTTTAATGACCTCCGAACGGTCGGGAATCTCTCTCAATAGTCTGTGAGTGGAGACGTTCCACTCCCCGTCGACATCTTAACTTGTCGGCTCACCCTTAGAAGCAGTTGTCGAAATGCTATCGATTTTATCAGTCCCAGAGTCAGGATACCGCCCAACAAACACGGAAACGGCCAACTTACCGATATCATAATATCCTCGATTTTGCATGTCAATTTCGACAAGTTTTAGAATATCAGATTGATTATATGTAACTGTAATTGTTTCTTTCATAATTTTAAGCGTAATCTCCGTGATCCTTTATTTTACGTTTTCTGAATTTCATTTCTTCTGAACAATGCCAACTACCTAGAAACTCACCTTGAAGGTGAATTATTTGGCAGTTATCCGGCCGTTTAACGCGGTCAAAATATTCAACATCCCATCCTAAAAGTTCCATTAAAATAACTTTCATAAATGATCCGTGTGTCACAACAACTGTGTTGTCATGTCCACGTTTTTCAATTTCATCTAAGAATCGTTTACCTCGCATTAATACATCCAATGTACTTTCACCATCCGGTGGACAATAATAAAATGAACCATATGATTCTCTCACTTCCATCATCTCTATATTGCCAAATTCGTTAGTATATGAATTGGGCATACCGAACGACTGTTCAGATACAAGAGGTTCTTCACGAATCGAACTCAAGTTGGAAATAATTGACGACTTCATCAATTCAAATGTTTCCTTAGCACGATACATCGGAGAGAAATATAAAGCCGCCGAAGTGGATTGAAGATGGATAGCCAATTTCTTCCCAACGTCTTCGGCTTGACTTCTTCCTGTATCTGATAGAGGAATCTTCCAATCTGGAGTTGTAACGTAATACGTTGAGTTAATATTACCCAACGATTGTCCGTGTCTAATTAATGTTATTGTCTTCATATTAAATATCTCCTAAAAATACCAATGTGTTAAACAACGGAACATGTTCAGGAACTATCATATCAGGCGTAATCTTCCCAACATCAAATAACCGTAGTTCTTCAATATCATCCTGTGGAGTTGGATTGCCATCTGTATACACAGCTGTAAACAGAGTCGATTTAATACTATCACTTTCTGCACGGTACCTCCAATCATCAATGACAAATTCGTCAATATATGTTACATTGTCAATGTCGATATTAGCTTCTTCCATAACCTCACGAATAGCAGCTTGTGTTGAAGTTTCTCGTGGGTCAACGAACCCACCAATGAAACGAAACAATGTCTCATTTGGTTTGCGTGCCAATAACAACTTGTCACCTTTGAAAACAGCGACATCAACTGTCGAAAAGGCCGTTGGGTATTTTTCATTGACAATGCCACACACAGCAAGTCGGTATTCCAATGTCCGTTTAGCATACGAAGGAACTTCAATTTTAATGTTCTCATTGACATAACTTTCAGCCGGCAAAGCGTAAATAATATTGTCGCCTGTGTATTGTGGCAGTACAGTTTCTTTACCACCGAAAATTTCAATGTCATCAACTGTTACTTTATTCTTCTTAGCATACCGATCTACTTGTTCATCGAGGTTGGCAGACCAATCTTCGTTCTCACGGACATCTTTAATGTATCCGATAGTAGCATCAGGATAAGCTTCTTGAAGCATGAACTTACGTGTCTCAAAATCCATTGGATTCTTGAGTGTAGCTTTGATATGAGCCAAACCTACAAGGATTAGAACTCCGCCAGATTCCGTGAGTTTATCCTCAATGAATTCATCAAGTATGGGATTAATAGTTGGCCGTTGAAAACGACCGATTATAACTGTATGTTTATTTTTCATTGTTGTGTTCTCGTAATTGTGTACTACTAATGGTGTTATTATAATCTAACACACCTACTATCATTTTGTCAATCATTATTCTACACTGTTTTGGAAGTTCACATGTAAAACGGTATATATCACCATCTTCAATCATGTCGTTCCTCGGAGACACTACAAACTTTACATCATTGTCGTGTAAATCCATGATATCTTGTACAGGAAAACGCCATATGATACGAAAAAGTGTATCAGCACCAATCACAAAGTTTCTGGCTCCGTAATTGACCTTATCAACAAACTTAGGAGCATCTGTGATAATAGCTGGATATTCTCCAAACAATTCTAACCGACGATCAATCTCAGAATCATCAAGTGTAGGTTTATCAACGTTAGTCTTACTAATCTCAAATACAGAATATCCATATTCCATAGTAACCTTACGAAGAATATCGGTGTGACCATAGTGAAGTGGATTGAAACTACCTGGAAAAAGCCAGACCCTACTCAAATCCAAATCGTAGTCGATATTGTGAGTTTTAAGAACCATTTTCGATAACCTCACTAACTCTAACAAGAATTGCATCAATGAGATTCTGTTCTTGTTCATCTCGCGTACCGTCGGCGAACTCAACTGTATAGTTGGTTATTTCAGCGCCAATATTGATAGCAATGTAAGCACCATTCCAACGACCCTCTCGTTCGTTCTCACCTCTTGTGAGACTAGCGGTTACACCAACCCCAATGAGTTTGTTCAGAGATATGGGAAGCTTAGCTATTTGAGCAATACTTAGCGCCTTGAAAAAAGACACGTTTGCCATTTGATTAGCAACTTCCTCACTGCAGGATTTGTCCACCTTCTGACCGATATATTGGTCTAAAGCGACAACGTGATAGGGAACTTCATATCCCAAAATTGTCTGACTTCCTCCGCCAAACTTTAAGAAATCACCGATGAAACCTGTTCCACCTCCAGTGATTGCCATGTAAATCTTATACGGGCTATTATTTATAGCCTCAACTATTTCTTTCTTAACCATTATCTTTTATCTAGGTTGAATTGAACTGTATGTTTAAATCGATTTATCTATATCTTATCGATGTCAACGGTTATAACTATAAAGAAACTACCCGAAATGTCAAGTAGTTCCTGTTATTTCAACAATGAATATACGTCATTTGAGAGATTCAGTAGTCAAAGACAGTGGTTCCTCTCATGTCAATCATTTAAATATCCGATTGTCAAGTGGAATTGGAACTTCGGTAAAGGCGTCAACCCCAAGTAGTTACGAAGCTCGCTGGCTTGATCACACTTTACAGGCAACCAAAAGTAGTTTTGGCCGTTATCCTGGATTGTTCCATAAGAAAACTCAATTTCTTCACCGTCTCTGTATCCCCACAATTCTTTATCTACGTCAGCATACTTCCCAGCAACAACCGTAATGTGTGCTCCGTGAAGTGGAGTTGTAATCCTCCTACCTTTGAATAACAACCAGTTACAAACTTTGTTGTAATAGTATACAATATCAGAAGGACAATCGATCACAACCCAGCCATGACCACCATCATCTTTGTGGCGACCATACCGAATTTTACCTGTAGTTGTATATGGATATTGTGTCATTTCCTGTGTCTCCGTCTGTGATTGTTTGACATCTTATTAGAATCATTGAAGTCAGTTTCCTTCTTGGATACCCACTTCGAAAACTTCTTCATACGAACATCTGCCATTATGGAATCAATTGTATTGAAGTGATACATTAGTTCACTCTCTGACCAAATGGAATGAATTTTATTATGGCAGATTATATGTAATCGGACTGTATCATCCTGTCTTCCACCCTTCAGTTTTGGAACTAAATGGTGAAGATTAGAGTTGACGTCCGACATTTCTCGGCCGCAAATTGGACACTTTCCTAACATAAGATAACATTTTACCCCACAATTGGTATTATGTCAACACTTTTTTTAACTGCTGACTTGTGGTTATAAAAAAAAATCCTCACTTATGTAATATTTATACTCATAAGTGAGGATCGAATTTACGTATCGTAAATGTTATTGTTTAACAACTCGACCAAGAATCTCTTCTTCGGTGACTAAATAATAAGTGTTGCCATCGAACTTAACCTCAGTCCCACTCATTTTAGACGTAATAACAACATCACCGACCTGAATCGATAGAGCAATGTTCTCACCCTTTTCGTTTCGATACCCTTCACCAACAGCAACGACTGTTGACTTGTTTACCTTCTCATTTCGAACAGCGTCGGGGATGATAATTCCTCCGAGTTGTTGTTCACCTTCATCTACGACGGGTTGTATCAACAACCGTGGTCCAACTGGAACTAATTTTTCTTTACTCATAATTATTTTATTTTTGGTTTAAACTATAATATTTCCGTTATCGTGTAACGGCTCTCTTCCTGGAACAATGATACCACCATCTGATATATTAGTATCTAAGGAGGTTCCTTTGATAATTTGATCTCTAAACAATTCATCCTCACGGATTTCCATCATTCGTTGAACAAGTAACTCTTCAGGTACATTGTCAGAAAAGGTTTCAACATCTTCTTCGGAATTTTTATCTACAATAGCCACTCTACCAGCGACTTCTGAAAATGCTACCTTGAACCGACTCTTTTTAACTTGATCTTCCATAATTTATATACTATGATATCTATCTTTTGTGTAGTCAACATAAAAAAACATAATTCGATATTTATATAAGATGATTAAGATGAAATACTTACTAACGGAGAATGCGACCACTGTAAAGCGGATTGCTCTTGATATGGATGGAGTGATTTGCGACTTCAGTAAGCAATATCGAAAGTATCTAGCCAACGACAGTATTTGGAACTCTGTGGTTAATTATAGAAAGGCTATCTCACAACGAAAGTTGGATAATCTCAACATGGAACGTCCCGAATTCGTGAAGTCCGCCACGGATTTGAGAAACAAGATTTTAGACTCAGGCGAAGTTGATGTCTATGGTATTGTTGGCGACCAATTTAGAAAGAACTTTACTATGTCTCCAGCGTGGGACGTTCTAATGAAAGGCCAAGAAAACTATTGGTCTGATATGGATTGGCAAGACGGAGGAAAAGAGCTAGTAAAGTATCTTAGGTCTTTAAACATCCCAATCGAAATCTTAACCGCTGGTGCGGGTGGATATGCCGATAGAGGTAAACAAGCGTGGTTACAAAAAGCTGGACTTGGAGGTTTGAAGTTCAACATTGTAAACTCAGGCAAAGACAAGTGGGAATTCGCTAAAGAAGGCGACTTACTAATTGATGACATGGAAAAGAATGTCAAACTGTTCGTTGAGGCCGGTGGTATGGGTATCATTCACACGTCAACCCCAAACACAATAGAACAATTACACAAAGCTGGATTATGATTGCTGAAAAATTACAAGAAGGTAAATTGAAGAATGCTATAACTATGGGAACCATGGCTGCTGCTTCAGCGTTGCCTTCTTTTGCTAATAGAGCTGAGAAGATTGATCCTGTAGAACTATATAGTCAAATTGAACGACATGAAGGTTTTCGTGATACAGTGTATATGGATACACATGGACATCCAACTATCGGAGTCGGGTTTAACTTAGATTCCGAAACTAATAGAAAGTTTCTTGATCGTAATCCAGAAATCAAACAAAAGATTGTTAGTAAAATACCGTTATCAAAAAGAGATGTTTATGTATTATATAACTTCTCTCTTAGATTAGCATACAAAGATGCTGTTGATCTGTTTCCTAATTTTCAAAAATTGCCTAAAGACGTTAGAAAAGTTATTATCGATATGAGTTTCAATTTGGGAAAAACCAGATTATCAAAATTTAAAAATATGAGAGCCGCCGTAGCACAAAATGATTTCAAACGAGCTGCTAATGAAATGGTAGATTCAGATTGGTATCAACAAGTGGGATACAGAGGTAAAAATTTAGTGGCTATGATGAAGTCGGTTAGAAGAGGATGATTAAATTAAAACAGATACTTACAGAAGGAAAGTCGGTCGGTGAGTTTGTTCGGTTCGGCGGACTATCTCCCGTGAAACAGAAAGGGTATAATCCGAATTTCGATGGTTTCCATAGCCCACCTACTAGGAAAGGAATTTACGCCTTTCCCAAAGGTTACATTGAAACATTTCTGTTGGGTGGGGGTTACGGAAATCCAAAGAAAAAAGACGCCTCAAATCGATTGGTCTACGTAAAAGATAAGGACGGAAAGAAAATAACAGATGAACATCCAGACTTTAACAAGTATGACGATAACGATAATATATGGTCTGTCGAAACCGGTCTTAAAAATGGAGCAGAACCAGATGAAGATGGTGAATTTTGGCATGACGACAAACATCATGCTCTTGTAAAAAAAGTTCACCCTAGGAGATTCAAATACTCAGGTGAGATTTGGCATCACCATAAAGAGTTTGTTCCACCCAAAAAAATATTAACAGAAAAAGGTTCTTGGGTAAAAACTGACATGGAAACTTATTTACACGCTTTCGTTAGAAATGCACATTCAGCCAAAAAAGAAATGAGACAGATGATGGGAAGACAAGGGAAAGACAAGGAGTTTAGTATGTCAGATGCAGATTCCAGAGCTGACCCATTAAAGTTTTTCACAAAAGACCATTTAGAAGTATTTATAGAAAGAGTAAAGTGAAATTGTTAAAAAACATAATAAACGAATCGTATGAGAAACATTTAAGAGTTTTTGATTTTGATGATACGCTCGTCAAAACGAGATCTTTTGTATACGTAACTAAAGAAAACGGCAAAAGATTAAAACTATCCCCTAGCCAATATTCTGTATATTCTAAGGAGGATGGAGATACTATGGACTACTCAGATTTCGAATCGGTTAAAGACCCTACTCACATTCGACACATTATGAGAATATTCATTAAACACTTGAGAAGTAATGACGGTCATAGGAATGTTATATTAACAGCTCGGGGAGTTGGCGCTAGAAAATCAATTTTGAGATTTATTAGAAGCCTAAAAATAGGAAATAGTGTTGAGTTGATAACTCTCAATAGTTCTGACCCGAACGATAAAAAGAATTGGATTGAAACTCAAATTAGAACAAATCCAAATATAAAGTATGTGATATTTTACGACGACTCTCATAAAAACATCGAATCAGTCGACACTTTAAAATCTAAATACCCAAATATAAAAATAGAAACACAATTAGTAAAATGAAAAAAGTATTCTTAGGAGGAACCTGTAACGATTCGACTTGGCGTGAGGAATTGATTCCAATGTTAAAAGTTGATTATTTTAATCCAGTCGTTGACGATTGGACTGAAGATGATTACCAAAGAGAGTTGGAAGCTAGAGAAAACAGCGACTTTGTTTTGTATGTAATCACCCCACAAATGAAAGGTGTGTACAGCATCGCTGAAGCTGTTCAAGATAGCAACACGAAACCACAGAAAACCATTTTTTGTGTTTTAAAGACATATGATTCCAAAACATTCCAAGACGATGAATTGAAATCATTAATAGCGACAGTGAAAATGGTTCATAAGAACGGCGCTAAAATTTGTAAAAATTTAAAAGATATAGCAAACTATTTAAACTCATGATCAGAATAAAAAAAATTATGGAAGAAATTCTGGACGGAGGAATTGCCGACAGCCACTCTATTCAAGACATAGCAGACAAACACAATGTTGACGTATCAAACGTCCAAGCTGAATTAGAAGCTGGTATTGAAGTTGAAATGGAACACACAGATGACCGCAACGTTGCTGAAGAAATCGCGTTGGATCATCTGTATGAAATGTCAGATTATTACAGTAGGTTAGCAGATATGGAAAATCAAAATACACCGTAATGACATATCCCGAATTAGTCAATAGATTGAATTCTATGATCAGCGATTCGACAACTGATATGCCAATGTATGATGAACTTCTGTACAGTATGCAGAACGAAAGGGGATAACAACTGAAATCATCCGTATTAGACCAGATGAGTATATCAGATTGTCCGCCCGTAACCGAAATACTACTAGATCAGAAGAAATAAGGGGTGTAGACAAGAATTTACTTGAAAAATATGAAAAAAGATTTATAACTATATTACAGAACAATGAAGATGACCAATTTCCAATGCCAATTATAGCACCAAACGGAAATCAAGAGGGACGACACCGCACATTAGCTCTACATAATGTTTTACAACGAATTTTAAAGAAAAACGAACGATTCACACTTTACATAGATAAAGTAAAAATTCCCGTAGCAATTTTTACAAAGATACAAGATGAACATTAAACTTAAAAGCTTAATAAATGAAGGGTTGAAAGAAACTCTATCAGTTGAATACCTCAAGAACCTTATCAAAGGAAGTGAGTTTGAAAACAAAGTGTACATAGCCGGAGGAGCTGTACGTGATGAATTGATGGGCAAACCTATTAAGGATATTGACTTGGTTGTTGATATGCCCGAAGGCGGACTGAAATTCGCTGATTGGGCAACTAAACAAATGGGTAACTTCAAAGAAGGAAGTAACCCAATCGTATTTCCAACATACGGAACCGCCAAGTTTAACTTGCGTAAAGTAAATTACAAAGGGGAAGACTTATCTGAGATTGATATCGAAACTGTTGCTCCACGATCCGAAAAATATGAACCTGGAAACAGAAAACCCGAAGTTCAAGGTGCGTCATTGAAAGCAGATGCGGAACGACGAGATTTGACTGCTAACAGTTTATTCAAGAACGTATCAACCGGCGAAATTGTTGACTTGACAGGAAGAGGAAGGGATGACCTTGAGAAAGGTATTGCTAGAACTCCTTTAGACCCTGACAAGACTTTTGCTGATGATCCACTTCGTATGTTACGTCTGATTCGGTTTTTTGTTAAATACAATTGGAAGATTCCTCTTAATACTTTGAAGGCATTAAAGCGTAACGCGGATCAGTTGAAGAATATCTCAAATGAACGTATTCAAGATGAGTTTGACAAGATTCTCAAGACTGATAACGCAGGGCGTGCTTTGAAGTTAATCAAAAACTCAGGTCTAAACAAGTCAATGTTTCCTGAAGTTGAGATTACTACTGAAAAGATGAATCTTATTCAAAAGGCGTCTGACCCAAGAGTTAAGATTGCTATACTATTCCACGATCTTTCAAAGGGTCAAATCGAAGCGATTCTAAAGAGATTGAAATACCCCAACGATGTTGTTGGTAAGATTGCTAACGCGGTTACTTTACAATCATTTTTCAATAACGGTGAGTCGGATAAGCGTATTCGTCAGTTTAGACGGATCGCTGGCAAGAACGCTGACGTTACTCTACAGTTGATTGACGACCTCAACCTATCCGTTGATGTAGATAAAATCAGAGATCGATTACAGCAGATGAAATCAACTCCAATCAAACCACCTGTGAGTGGACAAGATTTGATTAAGATGGGGATGAAATCCGGACCTGAGTTCAAACAGATTTTGGATAAAATTCAAGATGTATTTGAAGAGAACCCAAACGTCTCCAAAGAAGAGTTGTTACAATTGGTGAAACGATAATGATAAAATTAAAATCAATTTTAAATGAATCCGTTGAGGATTACATTAAAGTATATCACGGCGGTAAAAAATGGAGTAGATGGGATGCTTCAGTATCAGCACCAAAAAAAGGAAGGTATGAAGCGGGTGCTGGGATTTATACGACAACAAATTATGAAACCGCACAGAAATATGGCCGTGGTTCGAATGTTGTATCCATTGTATATGTCGATAAAGATATTACTCTAGCGGACGCAGTTGATATTCCCATAGAAGATGCTGTTAACTTTGTCAAGTTATATATTGGAACCAAGAACCGACGAGACTTTTTAGATGCAATTCAAAAATCATATGACCGTATGGGTAGACTTCCAGCATTCATAATGTTGAACATGAGTGTGAATTTAGAAATTGGCGGTAAACAAGCTATGGAGGTTATGAAGTTTGTAGTAGAACACGGTGTTGACGCTTCGTTACAATCTCAGTCAGGTGAAGAAGAATGGTTGGTAATTCACAACCCTGAAATTATAAAAAAGGTGGTTCATACTAAACCTTCTGATATATCGATTGATGACTATATGTTACCCAAAGTGTCTTCTCAAATTACCTCTTGAGATATTGTTCCTCTTCGTCAATCCAGCAGTGTAGTCGTAAACCGCCGGTGGTCATAACCCAACCATCTATTTTATAACGTCCACTGTGGTGAACCCTTCGGTGACAATTGCTGCACGTAGTTAGACTATTCTCCAACGTGTATTCTCCGCCTTTATAACCCTCATTGATTCGGTGTACATCCAATACAACCTTATCATTCTCACCACAGAAAATACATTTTTCAACCCTCTTGCGTAACTTTTTAACATCTCTCATATATATATACATATATACAAAGAAACTAAAAAATTATGAATAATTACTCACTTATAGATTTAATGAAAAATGACTTCTGTTTCGAAAGTTTAAAAGAAGCCAAAGAGGAAACCAAAAAGTCAAAACAAAGTTTAGATTCCACAGCAGCAGAATACAGTAAGAAATATGCTAAAGATATTGAAAGAGGAACACGAAAACGTCAATTGATGTTAGAGAATGCTGGTATTAGAGAAGGGACTCTAGAAGCAGAAGAGTTCTTTAAAGACAGTAACGAATTCATGCCGACTGTTCACACGCCTATTTTGAACATGTTATATTTCCTAACAGGAGAATACGGTGAACAAATCGAAGATGTCTCCGAATTGAAAAAGCTCTATGAAGAAAAGTATGGAAACCTTCAATCTGATTATGAATCTAAGATTGAAGTAGACATTGACGAACTTAATGACTTATCGGAAAACCATGCGGATGGAATTGACGATTTCGATACAGGTGAGAGAGTTCCTCATATGGATAAATATATTTATCAGAACATGGATTCTGGAATGTTCGCCAAATTAAAGAAGTTAAAACAATTATCAAAATCCGACAACCCACAAGAAGCTAAATCAGCTTGGCTGAAATGTATGGATATCTGTGAACAATTCGATCTGGATTTCGAGGATATACCTTGTAAGTATGATTAATCACTTAATCGGCAGATAACTCTTTTCAAATCCTTTTCGGGATCTAGTTTTTATCGTTCCACTAGATTTGTATTCTACCGAATAGTCAGTGACTTTAATAACTTCAACCGACAATGATTTATTGTGTCTTGGGTAATATAACCTAGTCGGTTTTGCATTTGCCTTCCGTTTAAATAAGTTACAAAACAATCGAAACCAAAGCTTCAACTGTGGTATTGTCAACATATCAAGTGGGTATAAATCAATTTTCATTAGTTTTTATATTAGTCGTTATATAGTTCTCACAAAATTCAAGTTCAGACTCAATCCTCATAATTCAACAATTCGTTTCTCCATTTTTTCGTGAGCGGTTTAAAAAATACCATTTTCGGTTTGGAATCTTTAACTACATATCCCTGTTTATTGTAACCGTATTTCTCACAAGCTGCTTCGGGATTCTGACGAGCCAATTTTCCTCTTGCGCTATCTTCCTGTTTCCAGAGTCTCAATGGAGCTTTTCGTATACTATTACCACTCGTCATTCCCATGTATGTCCAATTATCAGCTTTGTAGACTGTTCCGCTACGATACAAGTCACCATCTGCAATGGGTTCAATATAAGTTTCAATTCCAATGAGGTCATCACCATAACGACGTTTCCATTCTGTAGCTCCATCCGTTCTTAACAGACGTAAAGCCATGCTCCCAACATTTTTCATATCAGTAGCATTTGGAATTAAACAAAATCTTGAATTGTTGGCGACCTTGTTACTGTTTTTCAATCGTGAATCTTTAGACCAACCAATATAATCATCACGGCATTTGATAGCCAATACACAACTTGATAAACCAATAGCACCTAACAACTTATTATTGTCGGTTTGGTAGATTAACCAACGGAGATTGCGTGTTGGGCTTGAAACAAAATTTACATATGAGTGAAAATTGTCAATCGTCGACCTGAACAATTCGTTAGTTGCTGGTTGTGTACACAACTGCAAATAAATCGGATAATGTATCTCTTCACTGTAATCTAAGAAGTTCATTATATAGCGTGATACATTTTCCTAACTTGAAGTCGCAGTTTGCCACGTTCGGAGTCAGAGTAACCCAATAAGCGCGGCTCGATTTGTTTATCGATTAATTCTCTTGGAATTTTCATATTATAAAAAGTCAAAGGTTCGTTTCGCGGATTTAAATACACTTTGGATATTTTCCCTTCCAATTGGATTCATAGAGTGTATGAACATTTGTTCAGGCAGTTTCAACTTATTATCGACACAATATTGAACTAGATAATCGGCACAAGACTTGCCTGTCTTCTCTTTGAAAGTACCGTCTGTGTAGTAATCGCTGTAATGTTTGTCTGGATCATACATGGATTTACGATAATGTTCATCCGCCAAGTCGTGGTCGAACGCAACCCACACAGGTACTCCTTTCGTATCAATATACTTTACGAATTCATCATAGTTACACACAATATCCCAAGGAGCGGGTGGCAAATCAAATTGACCACATGCACCTACGATATCTACACCCCATTTAACTTGGGATGGGTTTCGTTCGTCATCAAGAAATAAGAAGCTCATGGTTATACAATACGAAATATATAACTCAGTGTCAACTCATTTTAGACAATAACTTGGCTTATCCTTCGAAAAATCTAACTTTCGAGGTTTTTTATCTAACTGTACCCTTTTTTCTTTGGGTTTGTATTTTCCAGTTAGATTACCGGAACCATCAACATATGATTGTATTTCGTGTTGATATTCGGATCTTTGATAACTGTCAATATATCCCTCTAAATGGTTAATTAGTTCACCTGCAATTTCCGACGGATATTCGTAATGGTTTAGTATCTTATCCACAAAGTCGAATGTTTCATCTTTGCTTTGAGATGCTATTGATTTGAGAACGTCCGACTCATTAATTTCGAGTTGAATTTTACTTTTCATAGCATATATAAATATCATATATATAACTATTTAGGGCAATCTTCTATAATATCCTTTATATAGGAGTTCAAATGTCTTTTTGTTTTTATACTTAATTCATAATTTTTTGTAGTAATGGACGAACTACAGATTTCATGTATTCTGTATCCATAACTCCACCAGCATCTAGACTGTGGCGCCATTGAAATAAAGCATCTGCATGACTTCTTATTACGGGATCGTTTTTAGCTTCATCGTCGTTGGGTGGTTTTATGTAAAGTTTTCCTCCAAACCCATCTTCTTCATATTTCGTAATATGAATTAAGTCACCACCCATTACATTCTTAATCCATTGAACTTCGTCCTGTTCATATTCAGCATATCGAATGTCAGTGACGAAGACTACATCACTTTCAGTATCTAATTCAATCTTGTTTTGTAAAAGGGATGTCCAATACGTTCCATTAGATTGAACACGCTTACACTTACCATATGCTACTAACAGTGGGCGGAAAATAGACTTCTCATCTGGATTATCTGTATAAACATCCAACCCAACCTTATCGTAGATAAAATTCTTAGTATCAGCTTTCAAAGCATCAGCTAAGGCATATCTCATAGACTTTAAATTATATTCTTCTTTTAAAATCTCCGAAGCGATTTTGTAAAAGCTATCTTTACCAGACCTGGCAAAACCTGTCAATCCAATTATTTTTTGCTTCATAGTTTCAATTTTTTAATTTCTTTTTCAGTATAACCGTGTTTCTCCAATATGTTAATCAAGTCGTTTTTGCCTTCATCACACGATACAAAAATACTCAAATAGTCAAAAGCTTCCTTGTTAGAAACCAAGAAAAAGTGAGCCACCAACTCAATCAAACCCTCGTCGAACTTATCTGCGTTCTTTCCTTTGATGAACTTATCAAAAGTTCTTTGTTTTGGAATGATCTCAATAAGAACCGAATACATGTGTTCAGGCGGAAGACTAATCATCTGTTGAGCCCAATTGGCCACAAACAGATAATCGATGTTATACGATAACGCTTTTAGAATCATCCAATTACTCCAAGTCTTTTTATCTTCATCAGACATCTTCTCAAAGTATTTTGGGTCTTGTTCAGATTTGACAGCATTCAAGTGGTCAAACAAACCCAACTTCTTCGGGCCTTTTGATTTCTTGGCTGCTTTCTTCTTAACTGTTTTCTTGGCGGGCATTAGTGATCGAACGAACTGTTCATTCCAGTGTTGTCTCCCCCTACGAAACGTGACGAAACGCCGTTCGTTAGAATTCCACTTGAGTCATCAGCTTCAGAACCATGAGACTTATCAATTCCACCATCTGGAAACTGTGATTCTTTTTTATACTGTTCTCTGAGGTGCTCAACAATCATACTGTCTTCCTCACGTGCAATTTGTTCATCACGTTCAGAATCGGCTTTACGAAAGACAGGCTCTGCATTACGTATAATTGTCTCAATCTTCTTCTTATAGAGTGAGTGTAACCCTATTAATATATCATCAAGAAGTTTAAACTTCTCTTGTTTGTTTTTAACAACGTCTACACTATCTTTCAAATGACTTCTGGATACTTTACCTTCTGATAGAGCAGTGTCTAAGATTGTTAACGCAATTTGATACTCATCATGAGCTGTTAGATAAAACGAAATTACTAAGCTTATAGTAGCATCATCTAAAACCTTTAATTGTTCGACTATTTGATTCATAAAAATATTATAGACCAACGACTTGCGACTCGTCAATTTAAAATAAATCAAATACACTTTTTATAGACCTCATAGCCAAACCTTTAGCCTCATCCAGTGTCACCCATCGAAATTGGTCAACTTCAAGAACCTTGACGTTCTCAGACTTTGCCCAACGAGGAGTGAAATAAGAATTACACTCAAGTTCCTTGAGTTGAATATCCTCATCCGTTTCATATAAAAAAACTTTCAAAAACTTTCGAATCGGTCCTTCTTCGTCACTTGATCTGTAAGAAGTTTCATGAAAGGGCTTTATCTCAGATATAGGAATACGTAAACCACATTCTTCGAACGTTTCTCTCACAGCTGTTTGTTCAATCGATTCTCCTGGGTCAACTCTACCTTTTGGAATTCCCCACCCTTGGTGTGGTTTCATTCCCGTGGGGTGACACAATAGAAACTTGTCGCCCCCTTTAATTAAGATTCCTGATGATATTACTTCTCTCATTTCATTATTTCAATCTTAGACTTTAGAAGTCTGATTGTGAACTCTTCTAGGGATATTTTATTTTCGTAGAAATCCGATGTCCAGTTATCAGCATCCCACCCCAACGGTTCTTTTATAATGATATTTTTGAATTCGTCGGAGTGCAACCACTCTGCGGAAGTCTTTGTTTCGGGTGTCGTTTTAGTTTTCATAGTAGTCAATCTTTGAAGATATACCAAGAAGGCAAATCCTCTGTAGTACTATAAATATCATGTTTATTGTAAAAAAGTCTTTTACCGCTAGTGACACCTCCACAAGATTACGTCTTAAGTTTCTATAAAAGTAGTCGTATCCAGCTAATATCCCACCGTCTTTTACCTTCGGATACCAGATTTTTATGTCATTCATGACCGACCTATTACCATTGACTACCTCAATATATCCAACTGTAAACTTGTAAGTGTCAGGCTTACAACCCATCACAATTCTTTTCAACTGTTTTGAATCGGTTTATAAAAAGGTAGAAGATGTTTTTCAAGGTATGATACACCATCATCTTTGCATAAATCAGGAGTTTCAGAAGTCCAAACCCTTCGTTGATACTTACCGTGTTCAGTATCGTTATATTCTTCGAATCGCATGACAACAGTGGTTCCTCGTTTTACAGAAGGATTGAAATCGTTCCAGTTTTGGCCTTTTTGGAAGATCAATTCTTGTTGTTCGTTTCCGTTCTTTCCGTGTAACTCTTTACTAGAATACAAAGACTGTGCGACCATAGAGATTGAGTTCTTTACAGCATCACGCTGTCTCCATCGAAGATAATTCAACACTTCGCCAAAGTTAGGAACATTAAACGCACGAGCGTCAAAAATCGCCAATGACAAATTTGGAACATAATTCACAATATCACCCAGACATACTTTGTGTTCAAATACATTATACCCATCAGAGAACTCACCCCTAATATTCTTAATCTGTTTACTATTTTTGTCCCAGTCTTCCATGTCACTGTCAATATTCCAATATCTCCGGCTTCTAAGTTCATTAAACTTAGCAGTTGCCATACTAGCAACAACCGAACACATCTTTTGAATCTGACCACCGAAAAACGCATCGGTTTGGTGTGGCTTGATGTCTACACCCGTCACGGTGAATCCGGTGCGGGAATAGCCTTCGGAAGCCCCGCCTCCGCAACAAAACAAATCGAGGAGAGAACAAAACAGCGCAGGACAATCCTCTGCCTCGCTTCGCTCGTTGTGGATGCCTGGCTTCATGCGTTCTCCAAAGAAATCAGGGGTAGCGTTTGCCCCGCTAGACCATCCGTGGAGTCGGAGAGGTGCTGGCAGATTCCATCGTTAAGCCAGAGATGACTGATAGTTCCGTCTCCGTGAGTAGTCTTGATGCTTGGGCGAAGGGTTGGAGCATCCAGTGATCCGTTCCAAGTCCACGCTCCCGATTCGTCACGGCTTCCCGAGGTTATGACTGGCAGAGCAATGGCGAATTCGTAACCGTGCGGTCGGAATTCTAGGCACTGACGCGAGCCATAAACCTTGAGAGCGGCAACCGGAGAACAAGACGCAGCAAAGGACTGCGAGGAGCGTCCTTCTTGAAGCGGAGATTTAGGGTCGGCGTCCATGAGCTATGCGTTCTGTTTAAAATTTAATTTGTTCACTTTGCTCTTTTCTGTAGCCCTTGCATCTGTGAGCCCTTCGGCCCGATTTGGTCAGCATGTTGTAACCTCCCCTAAATCTTTTCCAGCGTAGCCCCTTAGTTCCACAATACCCACAAACAGAACCAGACGGTTGTGTTAATTCCTTTCGCTCGTTCCTCGCTTCACTCATCACACACCTCCACGTTATGAAAACAGCCCATAGCGAAGTCGATACGCCCCACAAGGGAAAGCTCTTCGTCTTCGTAGAATCTCGGAATGTTTCGTTCATCTAGTATCTTCATAGCACACCAATACTCTTCGGCGG